GTATAATTTATAGGAGTTGCTTGTCCATCAATAATAGTTAGTTCTATACTATTAGGAGCATATATAATTTCAGGATTAAGAGGAATTATAGCAGGTTGTGGTCCACTTGTGTAGTAAAAAGTACCATCAGAAACTACATTTCCATTTACAGATAGAGTTACGCTAAAATATCCTGATGGGCTAGTGCTAGTACCATCAACTTCTACATATAATAAATTGAAACCACTAACACCAAAGCTATAATAGTATTCAGTATTTTGAGTTGAAGATGCAGGAAGACTCCAAATTCCCACTGGTATTTGAGTAGAAAAATCATAATAAGATATTCCTGTAAAAGATATACCATAATTAGGAGTTAATATAGCATCTCCAAATATTGCAACGTCACTTTTTACAACAAGTTGATTTTGAGTTTTGTTTACAAAAGCAGGATAGTTAGCTACACTATCAGGCACAAGTATATAATCTTCAAAGTCTTGTTTAGTAATTTGTTCAGTACTTACAGGAATAGGCTGAGTTGAAAGAAAGAAGAATTGATTACAAGCATCTTGTAAATTATTAAATGAAATACATTGATTGTCTGCTAGTCCTGACCAACTCATATTATTTTAATTTAGCTTCTAATTCTGCAATACGTTTTTCTAATGCTGCTATTTTCAAAGTATGAACATCCATGTAGTTTACAGATAGTTTATCTTCTCCTGTAACTGCATCTGGAAGTATTGATTGTACTTGTTGAGCTGAATATCCATATCTAACTTTATTTGTTTCATCATCAGTTCTTACAAACTTGATTACATCTATTCCTAATAAATCTACTTGAGGATTTGTTTCAATTACATTTTTATATCTAATATCAGAAGACTCAAAAAATCCTGTTGCTGTGATAGATGTACTAGATACCCAACCTTGTCCTGTTAATGCGTAGAAAGTATAGTTATTAGCTTGATTGTATATACCTGTATTAGTATTATCAAATTGTACAATTCCTGCTGTTTTAAAGTTGTTTCCAGTATATACAATTTCAGATGTAGCAATCGTTGTACCATCATCAACAAATCCACTATTACCAAGCGTTGAAGCACTTGTAAATTTACCTATATAATTAGTTGTTCCAGAAAGTGCTACTGATGAACCACTTGAACCAGAAGATCCAGAAGATCCAGATGAGCCAGATGTTCCACTAGCTCCAGAAGTTGCACTTGATCCACTAGACCCTGAAGATCCACTAGACCCTGAAGAGCCAGATGATCCAGATGATCCACTTGTTCCACTTGTACCATTTCCACCTGGAGAACCTGTACCACCAGAGGTACCAGAAGATCCAGAAGAACCAGAAGAACCAGAAGATCCTGATGTACCAGAAGATCCTGTAGCTCCACTAGATCCAGTTGCACCTGATGTACCTGAAGTACCAGTACTTGTACCTGCTGTAGCAGATGTACCTGCTGAGCCTGAACTACCACTTGTTCCATGAGTTCCTGCACTTGCAGATGTTCCACTTGTACTACTAGTACCACTGGTACCAGAACTACCATTTGTTCCTGAAGATCCTGAACTACCAGATGTTGCAGATGTTCCAGCTGTAGCTGATGTTCCAGATGATCCTGATGATGCACTAGTACCAGACGTACCATTACCACCAGCAGCCCCAAATAAGTTTACAGTCCATTGTGGATATGTTCCTGAACCTGTTGTTGATACTATATTAACAACCATGGCACCTGTAAGACTATCATAGCTTGTAACAGATCCTTGCATTGTATTAGAACCATCATATGATAATAAAACTGTTTGAGCAACACTATAAGCTAATCCTGTACCAACAGTTAAGGTTTGAGTACCATTTCCTATTGTTAAAGGTGTAATGGAAGATGTTAAATATCTATCTCCATTTAAACCAGCAGTACCAGAACTTCCAGAGGAAGCTGATGTACCACTTGTTCCTGATGACGCACTTGTGCCAGCAGTAGCAGATGTACCAGTAGAACCTGATGTTCCAGCTGTAGCATCTTGACCTGAAGTACCTGCTGTTGCATCTACTCCTGACGTACCTGCTGTACCTGATGATCCAGAACTTCCATCAGAACCAGAAAGACCAGAACTTGCAGAAGTTCCTGATGATCCAGAAGTACCATTAGTTCCACTTAAACCAGCAGAACCTGATGTACCATTAGAACCTTCTCTACCAGAACTTCCAGATGTTCCACTAGAACCAGTGTCACCACTTGTACCAGATGAACCAGCACTACCAGTAGCACCACCAGCACCTGAGGTACCAGAAGAACCATTGGTACCATTAGCTCCTGAAGCACCAGACGTACCAGCAGTACCTGTGCGACCACTAGAGCCAGAGGTTCCAGATGTACCATTAATACCAACAACACCATTACTAAATGCATCATCTATTTTTGATAGAGCACAGTCTAAGTTGTTACCAGTTTGTATTCCTGTATAAGGAAGATTAGGACCATTATATATAACAAGATCTGCTGTAGTTGCACAAGGAAGTGAATTACAGTTTTCGTTAGGATGATAGTATGCGTTGTAACAAGGATCTCCAGGATTGCAAGCCATTTTATAATTAGTTTAAGAAGATTAAGGAATGTACATGATATAATATGCAGCTATGACAGGTTGAATGTTTGGGTGAGAAGCATTAGATCCTGTATTAGCATTTGTAACAGCTATACTAAGTGATACTGGTCCAGCTCCACTAGCACTTGTTATACCAGAGTTATGTGATTGAACACTAGCAGGTAACATTTTATATGAAGAGTTTCCACCTTGTGCAGTTTCATTTGATATAACTTGTGTAGAATTAGGAACACTTCCTGAACCAGGACCCCCACCTCCCATAACTATATGAGTATGATTTCCAATTGATCCAGATGCTACCACTGAGGCAGCGTGTGAATGTGAAGGAATTTGAGATGTGATAAGTGTAACAGTATTTGCACCTGCTGTGTTAAATACAGCATAGTTTGGATTGCCTGGATTTGCTGGATTTACAGCAGCATCTAAGCCAACTCCTATTGGAGGTACATTAGCAATAGCTCCAACAGCAACACGTCCTCTTTTATCAGGAGTGCCATTAAGACCATTACATAAATATACTTTATAGAATCCAGCAGCATTTAAACCTGCACCTGTAGCATCAAAGTTAGTTAATGATCCATAGTATTCATATGCTACATATGGAACCATTTTTAAATATTGTTGGTTTGAACTACCACCACCTTGACTAGCTATATAAGCTGCAATCAAAGCATCTAAGTCTGCTAGCTTAACATAGTTTGTATCTACATCAAGTGTAAGAGCAGCAAGATCAGCTACTGTTGTACAAAGCTTTGTTATGACAGCTTGTAAAACATCATGAGTGTCAGAAGACGCAGTTACTCCTGTAAGACAACCAATTGAATAATCAGCATTAAGTATAGCTAATGTATTATTAATAGCTACAATCTGTGCTTGTAAATTACACTCTCCTTTAGAAAGAGCTGTAATCCATTCTTTAGATGTATGAGTTAAACCTGCTGTAAGATAGCCAGTAACTAATGCACATACATCTCCTGCACTAAGAGTGATTGCATCTCCTGTACCAGTTAGTAAAGGAACTAGAGCATTCATTATAGCTTGTTCAACAGAAACTAAATTGTCTCCTGTTTCAACACCTAATGCAGGATAGTTTATACCTGTATATCTAACACATTCATCAGACACTGTCTGAACACATCCATTATAGCAACTTTCGCAAGACATGGTTTATTTATTTATGAATTAACACTTTAACTCTACTAACCACCTGAGATGTTGTGGGAATACCACATATCATAGCATAGGTTGGGTTACAAAGTCTGTATGTTAATATTTGTTTGTAATTTAATAAATCTTGTATTATCTCTCCAGGAATATAATTATTCACAGAGAAGACAATATTATTATATTGGAGATTTGCCCAATATGTTAATCTTTCATCAATTTGTGTTAATGTAACAGGAATACTGGCATCAATAACACAATCTGTTAATCTTGGTGATAACATCTTTTATTCTATTTGTAGCAGTTTTAAGTTTGTTGTTGCATGCTGAACATAGGCCATTAATTAATTGACAGCCACATCCCACCTTCATGCCACAACCTCTACAGTTTGCCATATTAAGGAAAATTAATTATATAGTTGTTTCCTGTACAACCACATTGGTTTGCAATAAAATAATCTAATTGTCTATTAGCTTGGATATATAACTTGTTGGCTGTATCAATAGCACAGTTATTAGCTGCTGCTATGGAGCCTTGAATCATAAAATTAATACTACTTAAAACTACTTTTGCTTGGGTTCTTATAGCTGAATCACATTCCATCATGTCTAACTTCATAAATGCATTATCAAACTTTTCTTGAATAAGTTCAGTACGCATGATGTTCTTTTCTACATAATTTACATTAGCAGGAGCAACTGAATATTTCATGAAATATATTCCATCAGGCAAAGGGGATGTTGCTGGGAATGGAGTTAATCCTAAAATGATTGAGTTATAAACATTAAAGCTATTAACATTAAATGGAATAGCTACAGGTGTTGTGAAACCAGGAACAGTAATCTGCATAGTAGGAGCACTTACATTAGGTGGATCTGTATCATAGACAGATATATCAGCTATACCCAATGTTTGTGTAGTGTATGTGTTAATTACTAAAAAATCTAATGTCATGGTTATTCTAATAAAAATGCCAGAGGATTTGAGATATCCTCTCACCCTCTGGCATAGGTTAATATGATGCTACCTTTTTCTTAAGGGATCAAAGTAGTTGTTGTTGAAGTGCTAGGCCATACAGTAGTTGTAGTGCTAGTAGTTGTGATACAAGCTGTGTCACCTGCAACAGCTCCTAAACCAGCTACTAATATAGCTTCGATAGCAGATGTTTGATTCTCAGGAACAGCAATGATCACCATGCTATCTTCCATAATATAGTCACCCCATTGGTAAGCACTCTTATCATACTCATTGAATTTGATATAGTACAAATCATAGATCTGACCATCAGTTACCCAAGACTCAAAGTTCTCGTTGTAACCATTCATTCTGTATAAATGCTTTAAGTAACCAGCTTGGTAGCTATAGAAGTTCTTCTCTAATTGTTGAACCTCAGCAGAAGTACCAACAGCATAGTTAGAACGTTGTGTAATTACAGGTTGAGCTACTCTGTTACAAGGATCGTCAACAATGAAGTCAGCAGTTGTAGCTGGACCAGAGAAGATGAAAGTTCTAAAGTAGAATCTGTCATACTCAAAAGGGAATGCAGCAACGTCACAAGGTTGTCCATAAGCAGTCAAAGGTTTACCAGTGATACGTAACAACGCACTTTGATCGTCACCAATTCTTTGGAATTGATAGAACTGACTCAAATAAATGTTGTCTGGGTTGTCACCAGGTGCACGAGATTCTAACTTTAAGATTAATGAATCAATTAAAGCAGGAACATCAACGTCTGTACAAGGATCATCACCACATCCAAGACATGGAGCATTAACTGTTACAGAACGAGTGAAACCATTGAAATACAATGTGTTTAAGTAGCTAGAGAAACCACGTAAAGTTAATGTTACAATCTCACCAGGTTTTACTGTGAAGTCAACTACATCAGTTACTTGATTCACTGGAGTAGGACAACCTAAAGATTTGTACCATTCTGTTACGTTACTCTTACAAGAAGATCCACCAGGACATCCAGAGATTTTGTCTGAACGCTTAGAACCTTGTAAGTAAGTGTTAACTCTACCTTGAGCTACATAAAAGTAAGGGGCAGCAGCAATGTTACTTGCATCTGCAACGCTGTAGTCATTTAGGAATATTCCTACTTGACCAGCTGTTAAATTCTGTGTTGATCCAGAGCTAGGTAATGTATTTCCTACTGGTACAACAAAGAGGGTGGTTAGAGAAAAATCAGCCATTTTGCTTTATATTTAATTGTTAAAAATTATTCGTTTGTTTGTATTCTGTAAATTGAGCTTTGAACAGCACTTTGGTTTTCTGTATACATTGCCAAGTTTTGTACTGTCAGATCTAATAGTTCATCTTCTAGGTATAGTTCAAGTTCACAATCCTGATCGAATGAGGGTAAGCCATCAAGCATGATATATCCTGTCTTATTTATATATTGAGGATATCTCATGTAAGAGATATATATATCCTTAGGTGTAAATGTACCATCTGTGAATACAGAGATCTCATCAGAAGATATAAAGTTGAATGTTTCTTGGTATTCAAAAGAAGGTCTATAGTGGACATTGTTTAAGCAAAACTGTAAATCACCATGCTTAGCTAAGTCTCTATTAATCCATATCTTTCTATCTGTACATCTTCCTTTATCAGCTAATATGTAACTATCTATATAGAACATATACTGAGGAGTAAGAACATGTAGATATGCAAACCATTGATTTAGTTCAGCATTCTTTAATACTAAAGGAAGAGGTTGGTGGTTATAGGGCTGTACAAGACTTTGTAAGTCTTCGTAACGCTTCTTAAACGAATCCATGCCTAATCCAGAAACTGTACTAAATCCATCAACCTTTTGCTTTATAAGCTTAATTTGAGCTTCATTCAATGCTAAGATCTTATCTTCTACAGGAATCTCTTGATGCTCATTAGTGGATAGTTTATTTAGTTTCTGATCAATCTTATATAATAAACTATCTACTGGGATCATATTGCAGCTATTTTTTTACCTTTCAATTTACCTTCTAAAATCAACAATTGGTCTTGGTTATCTTCATCTGCTAAGAACTTCACTAATTCATCCTCATCAGCAGCTATTTCAAATTCACCTTCATAGACTCTACCATTAGGTCTAACTCTATAAACTGAATGAGCAACAGCTTGTTTAACCAAGTCTTTAATATGGAGTAAGTTTTCTTTCATATCTGCAAATCTGTTGAACACCTCAATTGGATTCAAACCTTGATATCTGCCATTCTTGAATTCAGTTTGTTTCAATAGGTTATCCACCTGATTGTAAACTGTTTCTTCTTTGGAATCATCAGACACTGGAAGACCAAGTAAACGAGCCACTTTCTTTTTCTTCTCAGGAGTCATACTATCAAACTTAACAATTGCTTTGTTGATAAGTTGTTTCTTCTTAAACATCACCTTGTTCTCAATATCATCATCAGCAACATAGTACTGAATATCTGCAGGGAATTCACCTCTCTCCCAAGCTTGGTAGCTAGAAGCAATTGTTGGATGAACTCTTAACCATGAGAATGCTAATTCTTGCAATGGTAATGTAAAGTCAAAATAGTTATCACCATCTAGTAACTTAACTGGTTGAACGTGCATAGAATCATCAACTGATGTTGATAAACCATAGTTCCAGAACTGAGAACGAGGACCTAAGTCAGCATTCAAAGCAGCTTCAAGTCTGTCTCTTAACTCTGTTACTCTTTCAACCTCCATCTCTCTTTCAAGAGGATCTTGGATTCTTCTGATGTAACTAGCTTTAGGATCTAAGCCTGTTCTGTACTGACCATCTAATTCTTTATAAGGATACTTAAATACACCTGTACCAGGGATTCTTGTGTAACCTTTCATAGCAAGTCCACCTTGCATTGTTTGCAATTGTGAGTTGTTATACTCTTTCTTAATAGTAGAGATTTTTCCTATCTTACCCATATGTAGTTGTTTTTGTTTGGTTTATTTGCAGATGGTTCCCATCGAAGGGAACACTGTACAGCATTTACTTGTACATGTCCATCTGTGTTTAGAAGACTCCCCCACTGGGAGGTGGGGGGAAGGTCTTCTGAGTTTTTTGCGAAACACCATTGGTGTCAATCTTAGGATACTATCCTGAGAGGGGCATTTATTAGAATTGAGGAATTTCTTCAATCAATACTGTACGAGATAAATCTTCGATAAATACATCACAACGATCTTTCATCCAGATCTCATATCCAGGGAATTTATTTGCAGAACTCATACCTTGAGACTTAGCAAAGCCTAAGTGGTGACGAGTACCATCGATATAACCCCAAGTCATAGAAGGTGCACCCTTCATACGTACTTCACGAATATTATTGATCATAGAACCATCAGACATTGGAGATACATCAAACACCATAAATACTGGAGTTGACTTCTTGTTTTGTCCAAATTCTAAATTTGTTTGAGGTAAGTCTAATTCTTTCAAGTGAATTAATTCAACACGACCAGTCTCACGAGTTACCATTGCATCGAATGCAAAGTTGTAAGTGATATGTTGACCTTCACCTTGCATGTATCTGTTACCAGAATCAGCCATGAAAGTTAAACCAGAATTCAAAGCATCTGTTTTTAAAGCTTGTTGGAATACGTCAAAGCCAGCTTCATTAGTGTACATTTTAACACGTCTGTCTTTAACATCCACACGTCTGTAGAATAAGTCACCAAATACAGAACGAATTAAGTTCGCAGTGAACTCACCTCTGTTGTACTGTACTAAGTTACCATTGTTACGCATTCTGTGATATACACCAGCAGAAGTACGCTTTAATTCTTGCTTAGAACCATTAGTCTTCACAGTACCTGGACGAGCCCAGATCATACGCTTAACTTTTAATTCTAACATAGACTTACGCATCCAGAACTCAATAAATGGTTCCCACTTAACATCGTTACGAGTTAAAGGTAATTGGTTACGTCTTTGAGGAGCATATACTAAGATATCTAAAGGTTTGCCAGAAGCATCTCTCATCATCTTGTCATCAGCCCACTCAGTGATTTTGTGCTCATAACCATATGCAGAACCTAAAGATTCAAACATTGTGATTTGCTCACCTAAACGAGGAAGACCTAATAAGTCTTGATCAAACTCACCAATAGCAGCATCAACTAACTCTAATTCCACACCTACTTGCAAGAAGATAGGGCTTACGAAATCAACAGTTGGGTTGTCACTTACTAAATTGAAAGTGTACAAGAAACCTACGTTCCAAGGAACAGGATCTTTTACTACATAGAAACGAGGACCATACTGACGAGTACCTACAGAAATGATAGCGTTCTTAGAGAACTCATTAGTGTCGATAATCAATTGGAACTCTTGACCATCAATACCAGGCTTGGATAACTCCAAAGTGCTAGTAGGAACGTCAATAATTTTTGGGAACTTGTAAGGAACTTGTACTTGCCATTTCCAAGCATCACTATTATTATCAATATAGTAAGGAGTAGACTTGTTAATCATGTCTAAGAAATCATTACTATAAAGAGAACTCTGAGTGTACAGACTGATAATCTTCTTATCATAATC